TAATCTAACTGTCTGTTGGGAGGGTTGCGAAAGCACTCTCCTTTTACTTTTCATCTGTTTTTATAAAATCCTCAATCGACATTTGCCCTGGTATTTCATAATATGGGAAATCGTCTGAAGCAGTACCTGTTTTTGAATCTCCATCACGGATCCGCATACTGGTACCGAACACTCTCTTATAACATACCGGTCCGTATCCTACTTCCTTGCTTTGTTGGCTTCTCAATTTTCTTCCGCATTCCATACAGACTGCCATCAGAAATCACCTCCCTCAAAGATAAATACCTTATGCGCCGGTAGTCTCTTGTCCTTAAAATCTTCCCAGTACATATATGCCCCAGAAGCTAAACAGGATGTCGAGTATTCCTCAATCTCCTTATCATTTTTAAGCCACACACAATGACCTGCGACATGTTCCTTTATTTCCTCCAAAAGTTCATTTTCCATAAGTGTCTGTATTATCTGCAAGGTAACTTCCAACCACTTCTCCGGAGTAAATTCTCCTATGTTGGTCTTATAGAATTCCTTAAACACATTTTTATGTCTGGTATTTCCAAATCGTGTTGTGTATGTAGTTCCTGTTGGCTCGCTCCTGCCTATTCGATGATGTATTGCATAGTCTGAAATGCAAACTATCTTCATGTCTATCATCACCTCTTTTCGTGTCTCTCATTTAGCTAAACAACCACGAATCATATCCATACAAATTTTTTGATTTGCCTCTCAACGTAATGCTCTCGTCAGTGCAGCTTCTCTTCACAGCTCTTCTCACACCTCTTGATGTCTGTCTTTTTGCATATCTCTTTGATTTTGGTCCTATCAAATGATTTTTATGATACATTCCCATAGTCATTCTCCTATCTTCCACTTCTAAGCATACAAAATAGCAACTCTGTAGTAGATTTCTTCCTCAAGCCAAGTCTGCAGTTACTTATAACAGCAAGCTTCCATCTGCCTTTTTCAAAATCTAACTCTGTCGGGTTTTCAAACTCATCCGTTAATTCCGACGTATAAGGAATTGCTACCATTATTCCGAAGTGTCCTGATGAATCCGGAGAAACCTCATGCAGATGTTTATAAAACTTCCCATCTCTCATATCTGGTAACAAATCCTTATAACACTCCATTGTTGTTACTATGTAATTCTTTTCTCCAATGAAATTTAATCCATTTCCAGAATAAACATCCTGCTTGCAACTTTTTATTTCATAGCAAACAAATATTCCTTTTTCGATTTCAGATATGGAACATTGTCCGGCAGGAATAAACTGCATAAAGTCAACTCTTTTAGGTTTTCCTTTTGCGGCCCACGGATCAATACTAACCTCACTCGCCCAATACTTTCCAAATCCTCCGAATTTATCTGACACAAGAAGATTTCCAAGAAATTCCGTTGTTTTCTTTCTATCCATCACAATCCCCTTTCTCTCAGCTTGCGATCAATGATTGGAATAAGCATTCTGACCGAGCATTTCATATGCAATGTTGTTGGAGCATCTACAATTTTACATAGCATATCAACGTACACCTGCTCTGCAGATAAATCCTTAGCATATTCCTCCGCCTGTTCCCTCGTTTGCTCTACAATCTGAATACCTTTACACTTCTCCGAAATTTCATGTATCAGTTCCACAGCCCTGCTCGTAAACACTATTTCGTTATTATCTACTACCGGCTCTTCCAGCAACTTTTCCATAAGTACATCTATCATTGTCTTTCCTTTCTGCATTTACTGCTTTCTCATACCCCAAGCATTTCATAAAACGCTCTGGTCTTCCGCAGTTTTCATAATGCCTGCATTCAGCGCACACATTCTTCTTTTTGCTTCTGCCTAGCAAGATACCCCACCGCCCTTTACAATCTCTACAGCATCATCTAAAGTTACAATCTCATAGGCTTTTGTCCATCCTACAGGTCTTGACAATGTGCTTCGGTCTTTTAACTGCTGCACAACCGCATCTACGTCGTAATCTGCCGGCACTTCTTCTAATAACTTCTTTATTGCCTCCATTGTGGCTATAGCACCTCTCTTGTATTCCGTTTCCTTTCCGTCTCCTGATTCTAAAAATGACATTTCCATCAGTGCTATGCCGCTCGCAAATTTTTCAGCATAAATTAACTTCATTATTTGCCCTCCTGTTCCATGCTTCCATGGCTCTTTTCTTACACTTCTCGATGTTCTCCATCGTGTCATCCTCTTTGTTCGTGTCCGGGCAAAATCCCTCTGTTCGTGCTCCACAATCGCATGCGCACCAAATGGTAAAACCGTAAGATTTTATAACTGCTTTAATTTTTGCTTCTCTGCCACAAAACGGGCATTTTTTAATTTGATTATCCATTCTCCACCTCCGCGAATCTCATTTGTCCAATCACTTGCATATCAAATTCTTTTATCAAGTCTTCCATGGTGATTTTTGGCGTTGTTATATTCATTACATTTTCTCTTCCATAGTCATGAATATATTTCTGTATCCACCATGCTTCAATATTGTTTAGATATTCCTGAGATTTAACTCTTACCTCTGTAATCGTTTCAAAAATAAGATCTGTTATATCTCCTTTTAAACCGCTCTTTACATGTTCTTGCCATCGAAAGAATGGCATATATACAGTCTGGCCTATGTAGTGCATATTTGTGCTTCTGTTGTAAATATGGTATATATATCCATACACCCCACCATTGTTTTCATAACCTTCACGTTCCTGGAACTCTCCCTCGGAATACGGATTTATTTTTCTCTGCACAACCATGCGGCAGTCATACGAGCAAAAGTGATATTTTACTCCATTATCGGCTGTTATGCTTGGAAAATCTTTTGCCTTTCCCTTTATTGGCTTATGGCAATTAAAACAAATCGTATCCACATCTACCATAAATCTCTCGTAGAAAAATGCATTGCTATCCATAATCAAAGCATATACTCCACAACCTTTTCTTGGTTTTGCAAACCTCTCCACTCCGCTTCTTTCTCTAACAGCTTTTTTAGCATCTTCTCTCGTCATATCTTCTCCGCAAAGATAATACTCGTCCAGAAGCGTTCCTCTTCTAGCCTCCCACACATCTATATCCGTGTATTCTTTAAGTTCTTCATCAGTTTTGTAATCAAAAATACGAATCCACCAGTATTTCAATAAGTATCACCTCACAATCCTTAGTTTTTCTCTGTTCTTCCTTGCGTGATAATCGTCTATCACATACTCCTTGCACTCTTCCCTTTCCATATTTTCTGGGCTCTCTCCATCAAAATTATTGCATATATCGCAAAAGAAGCATGGGTGCCAGTTGTATGGCACTTCTTCCGGATTGACAGTAAGGCTCTCTGCATTATTAATACACGACCTGCATAAACAGTAGTAACATGGATCCACCATCGGAACTCTCTCTTGCTTATGTTCCGGTGGCTTTTCCTCTGTTATATTCATAAATTCATCAAATTTCAGTTGTCCATTCATAGTTACTCATATGTTGGCTCCGGCTTTGTGTCCGAATAGACATAATCTTCATCGCTCAACTCGTCAGCAATAATTCTGACATCTGCTCTCTGCAGCTTTAAGAGTAATAAGTCAAACGCATCCAGATTTCTAAGGGAATTCAGATTCGGGTTTGTATCTACTCTTATTTCCCATCCATCCTTTCTATCTCCATCCCACTTAGAAAGACGTATTGTTCTGTTGAGTTCCTCCTGCTGCTCCTCTTCATCCACTGTAAAATCAATAGTGGCATATTTGAATGAACTCCAGTTTCTCTTGCCCTCTTCTTCGAATTCAAAGAAAGCAGTCATTGCCTCATACTCTGGTGACTCATCCCATTCGACTTCCCTTCCAGAAATCTCCATATTCCTAGCTACAAACTTTTTGTACTCCTTAAATAAGTCCGTTAATTTTATTTCCGTTATCTGAGGTTCTTTCATCAAATACTGAAAATTTTCCAACATTTGCTTATTATCCATAAGAACAGATTTATTAACTATTTCCGTAAGAACTGTATCTAATTTTACTATATAGGCAGACATATCATAGTTTTCAATAAACGGAACTAAAACCTGCTCAACTCTTTCTTTGACCGCCTTTTCAAGCTTTCCATAATTAAATGAACTAGCTATTGCTTTTTCTATTCCATCCGTCACCTTTTCTCTAATAATCTGATCAACAGTTCCATCCGATAGGATTTCATCTGTGATTCTCTTAATATCTTCATCAAAATTTGCCATACTATTTTCCTCCTAAATATCTATAATATTCGATTGCTGGTTTTATAGCTTTTTGTACACCTGTAAGCACATTTGCCAACCCTGTCTCTACATCCTGAACGTCAATACCATTCATCTGGCAAGCTATAGCCAGCCTCATTTTATCTTCATCTGGAGCTTTGCATAAAGCTTCGTGAACCTGTTCTTTTGTCATAGCTTCCTCCTAATTATGCGTAGCGTTGAAATTCTCCACAGCCCACTTATTGCCGGTTGCCTGCACCTTTGCTCTAACTCTCTCCTGTGGTGTGGAGCCCCTTCCCACGCATGCAAGTATAGATTTTCTTATCGAGCTTCCCTCTGTAAGCCCTGCAGCATCCAGTGCCTCCTTTGTTCCGCACTTATCGCATATCATCGTCTTGTTATCTGCTCTCGACAGAGCCAACAGTCTGTTTACTTCTTTTCCGCATTTTGGACATTTCATATTTTCTATCCTTTCTGGTGTGATTGCCACACCAATGGTCTTTGTGACATGCACCCATGCAGTAATTTTCATGGGTGCAGCTATTGCACATCTCCTTTGGTGTCATTCCTGTATAACCTCGGGATTCTGTGGTTCTCTAACCCTCCATCCAAACAAACCTTTTTTAGCAACAACCTTCTCGCATTTTTCTGTAAGTGTAACTTCTCCGCTTCCCATCATCTGTAAAATTGTTGGTGTAGGTCTTCCCGCAGACCTTACATCTGCAAACTTTTTTATAATCTCCCACTAAAATAATCCTCCTTCCAAAATTGCTCTTGCAATAATGCAAGCCACAAATCCGATACAATATGTTCTCTTGTTATATCTGCTTTCATCAGCAACCATTCCACAAAGCATAACAAACGCAATTATTATAAGTATTATTTTGAACACCATTTGTTTCTCCTTTCCGGGCGGAAGCACCTACCGCCCTTTTTATTTGTGTGATATATTCCTTATCCGAGACCAATCAGATGGTACATAAATATTTGTTAATAGATGCTTGGTGCTTACTTTATAGCCACAGGAAGAACGATTGTCTTGAAATCGCTATCCTCTGCTTCAATAATCATTGGCATTTTGGGACTCTGCAAGGAAATACCCACATTGTCACAATCAAATGCTTTAAGTGTTTCAATTACCAATCTGGCATCAAATCCTATGGTCAATTCCTCTGAAATATTTTCCTGTAAATCAACTGTCTCATGGTAATCCGTTGTCTGGTCTTTGATACTTAAACCCAGCTGACTTCCTGCTATTTCAAATTTAACGGGGCATTTTTCAGCAGTACACATTTTGGCTCGTACCATTGCATCCAGAAGTTCTTTGCGAGATATTACAGTATGTAGTGGCAGTTCTTTAAACATATTCTGATATTTGTAATACTCTCCCTGTACAAGTCTTGTGCATATTTCAAAATCTTCCGTTGCAAATATAGCCATTGCATTACTATGTCTGATTCTTACCTCTCCGGTTAATCCGAGTGTCTTCAGCTTATCTATAGTATTCTTTGGAATAAGCAGCTCGAATTCTCCGTCATAATCAATCTTGTCCCATGCAAGGACATGTCCATCAAGTCCTACGAAATTCAGCTGTCCGTCCTTAGCCTGCAGACACATAGTTGACATAGTGGCATTTCCTCCCTGTTGAGGAATTGCATAAGAAACTCTTTTTACGGATTCCAGTAATTGTCCCGCTTTAAGTGTAAACTCACTACCCTCTCCATCAATATCTGCTACCGGAAATGGTTCCGGATCCATTGTCTGATACTTATTTTTGATTTTGTCTGCTCTTATCGTCATTGTATTGCCATTTGAAACAGAAATATCTACTTCGCCGTCTGGCAGATTATTGATAAGGTCAAAGGCTCTCTCCGGAATAATAAAGCATTCTCCCTCTGTACCCTCTAACTTCGCCTTAACGGTCATTTCTAAGTTGTTGGCGATTAAATACCCTTCCTTTACCAAAATCCCCTGTAAGATAGGCATTGTTGTCTTTTTGGGAACAACCCCCTTAATCTGATTAAGCTTTGTTGCAAGCTCCGTTTTCTGTATTTTCATCTTTCAATTCCACTCCTTCCAAAATAAGAATCGTGCATTGTTTTTCCTGCAACCTATAAGGCTCCAGTTCCTGTTCTGTCATAAATTTGTGGCAAAACAATTCTTTCATTTTCTTCCAAGTCGCCCATGGCACTCTATAGAATTTTGTTAGCCCTAGCGATACCATCACATAACAATGAGCACCGAACTTCTCGTATATGTCCAAGCTCTCCCATTGCGTATCTGTCACAACATTTTGTCTGATTCTGTCACTGTCAGTATGCTTCGCTTCAAACATAATCCCAGTTCCATCACAGAGGATTCCTTTGTAATCAGGCTGTCCTTTCTTCTCGTAATATCCTTTGACAGTTCCATCCCTATCCTTGCCTGTGATATGAAATGGCTCTGGTGTCTTTTCTATGTGAGCCCATCCGTTTTGCAGATAGAATTCACACGCATTTGAAATCCACCTCTCGAATGTCTCTCCGGATGCTTTGCTTCTCCTGCCAACAAGCTGTCTTCGAGGATCAGGCATCAGTTCTCACCTCCAGATGTTTTTCAAGAATAGCTTTTATATCAGCCAATTTAGTTGCTCCAATTCCTTTCACAGAGCTAATTTCCTCGATAATTCCTGTAATATCCACAGTTTTATGTTTGGGTGCCTGTGTTTTTCCACAATTAAAACCTTCACTTCTCGCCTTTTCCACTCTGTCCTCAACGTAATGTACCAGCTGCTCATCTGTCATTTTTCTTATCTTTACAGCCTTATTGTGAATAGCATTCTCGTCAGTTGTTCGTCTGCAGCTTCTCTTTGCCATATCGTTCTTCCTTTCTTCTTTTGACACTCTCTGGATTGCTATGCTAGCGGTATTGTCAGCATAGCCCTCTCTGTTTGCGTTCCATTTACTCATCTTCATCACCTGGACCTATCGTTACGCTCTCTGCCAATCCAATAAGCTCCGGTATATCTAATCCAAGGCCTTTGCAAAACTCCTTGAAGCAATCCCTGCACATAAACCCGAATTGTTTGGGCTGTTCGCCTCTTTTTGACCTTGCCAGCAGGGTTATCATTTCGCTTTTTCTCAAATGAGCCTTGCATGATGCACAGCCATCAAACAACTTTGCTTTCAGCTTCGGGCTAATCTCCGAATGTTGCAGCTGCTTCGGAAATTCTCGGCGCATATTTTCTTCCCCGACAATCGGAATCAGACTGTCTTTCATGAAAACTGGTACTGAATTATAATCAGCTTTTACAACGATATCTTTTATCCATTGCAGTTCTGGCACTATTTTATTTTTGTTACGTCCCGTCTCTGCTCCGATGATTATCCAATCAACCTGTCGAAACATCACATTATGCTTAGAAACAATGTCCCCCATTAGTGGTTCAATGCTGACAAACGTATTGCATCCAGCAGGAAGATAATTAAATCTATCAGCATCCGCATCGCAGGTAATGGTTGTTCCGTACCACATATTTTCCAGTCCCGCCGGCACTCCAACTTCCGTATATCTCTCCGGATTCTTTGTAAGAAACAGGTAATTGTGAATTGGGTTATCCAAACAGGTTTCCATTACATCTCTGATCCATTCGTCCGGAACCCATTTCCCAAATATGTCAGCCATTGCCCCGACAAAAATGTTATTTCCCATTTTGAGCTTTTCTGGATAATCCATGCGGTACTTGTGATATGTAGGTTCAAATCCAAATGGATAAACCAATGTATTTCCTGTTTCGTTTAGCATTGGTTCTTCCAAAACAAATACATTGTCTGAATTATCTGCCGCAGGCTCTATTGAATAATCTTTCTTCGCCATCAAATTCAGTCTTACATCTCCAGCAAATCTAGCGGTCATTCTTCTTGCATAGCAATATGAACAGTTGTGTCGGCATCCTGTAATCGGATTCCATGTATGATCACACCACTCAATTTTTGATTTATTCACAGTGTTCCTCCTTTCTGACATATCCAAGCTGAACTTCCTCTTCCCATGGAACATCTGAACAATTAACATGCTGTCCGCACTTACTGCAATAATCCGGCTGATAATCTGGACCGGCATTGAGGATATGGTTACATCTAGGACATATGCAGTACTGATGAAGTGTAATAACAAAGCCGTACTTGTTGTATGTTCCATGCTTGATTTTTGGTTTTCTTGCAATAAACTTCGGTATTATCAAGCTAGTTACCTGTTTCAGCACTTGTATCATCTCCTTCCACCCAATACTCTACAAAGTACATTGTCTGTCCTTTTCCTCCCGGCCGCTCTTTCCCAATCCTTACCGCATAACCAGCTTTCACTAATAAGCAACAGAGGGAATTTCTATCCTCGTCATTGAGCTTCTGGAGTAAATTCTTTATTCTGTGTCTCTGATTGTCTGCCATTTATCATCCCGCCTTTCTTTCGGCATTCTTCTTGTTGTCACCTTGTATAGCTTCATTCATTTTCTTTTCAAATACCTTTACAAAGGCTTGAACATCTGCCGGCATTCCACAGTTTTTAAAGCCTCTGCACTGAATGATTTTGTTGTCTCTCCATTCCATAGTGAAGTAGGATTTCTCTGGATGATCCGCTTTTCTGATGAAGAAAATATTCGTTTCTCCTCTTGCCACTCTATCGACATATCCTCCGACACAATGGTGCAAAGCCTCGCCCTCCTTACGGATTTCATCTCCGCTCTGAGGTACTACCAGTATCAAGCCTTTTCCCTTTATCTGGAAAGCATCTACCCCATCATTCCTGCTAAATATCTCTTCCATCGCTTTTTTGGTCTCGGCCATTTTCTTGGCAGCAAGTTTCTCTCTGCGTTTCTTTTCAGCTGCAGCTTTTTTATCTTGCAATGCCTTATATTCTTCCGCAGTTCTGTCATGTACCTTTTTGAAATTGTTTGGCATGTATATAAACTTGTTATCCAGGTCGTATTTCAGCTCCCGGCACCATCCTATATACTCAAGCCAGTCATGTGCCATATTCTGCTTTCTCTCTATTCGTGGATCTGTCCTCTCTTTGTACCTGTTGTAGGAATAGCCCCACATACAGGCGTTCTTTTCTCCGATCGGGTATCTCTCGCTCTCCTTGTCTATGTACCGGCAGAGCTTATGGAGCGATACCTTTCTATTCTTCTCCCTCAGAAGATCTGTGTTGCATTCAAAGGTTTCGTAAAATTCCTTTAACTGCTCCGGCTTCATCTGGATATCAAGCTGCTGTGCCACCTGCAACAGTCGGAGCTCATAATGATTACCGTCTATTGCCTGTAATGTCCTCGTATTGACCTTATTTAGCCCTAATATCTCATAGATGGTTCCAGCCTTATAATTAACCTTCCCCGTCATGTTTCCGCTGTAGTTGTAGCCTCTTACCACATCCTTTGCCAGCTGGTTCAAGCCCATTTTGCAGAACCACTCTAGCTTCGGGAATTTCAGATAAACATCAAGGGCATCCTCATATCTGAAAGCCGTGGTCGGGATGTTCTGTGCTAGAATTTCCAGTGCGGAATACTTCATCGGTGTGTGCTCCCATGCCTGTGGAAGATTTCCCGGATAGAGTATAGATTCCATACAAGCAATATTTCCCTCATCTGGAATCCATCTCGAAAGCCCTCTTTGATGATATACTCCCCACTCATAACTTTCTTTCATTGGAGTATTTCCAACAAACGTCCAGAAGCTCCGGCTATATTCAAATAATGATTCTTCTATTCGTTTCTTAAATATACTCGTCTCTATACAAGCGTCATTTTTAATATGTCTCTTTGCGTTGAAGTACCGAAGCAGAAATCCTTTCTCCTGCCTGTCCACATATATAAACCATCTTTCATCTACTATCTGATACGGCATCTTTCCTCTGGCTTTATACGTTACTTTGCTTCCGCAGAAAGGGCACTCACCCTTTTCATTGTTGCGAAGTCTTACCTTTGATCTGTCTACAACCCCAATTTTCTTACAGTATGTACACTCGAATTCTGCCTTTCCTTTCGAGGTCTCCTTGTATATTCCGTACCGACTGAAACTCATTCCGTATTCCCACACCCAGTCTCTGAACTCCTGCGGTGGTTCTACTATCGGTTCCATTTTCAAATCAATCGGTGCAAGCACTTTTCTGTGTTTTTCCTCCAATCGTGAAGCTTTGACTTTATCCTGAAATCTTCCGATAGCATTCCACACAGATTCATCATCTTTTTTGCTATAAGTTTTAAAGAATTTTTCAATCGTCTCCTTATCAGTTGCAGACCAGATAAATACCAATGGAATGTGTTGGCTTTTGCATCCATCCCACTTATATTCAAATACTCTAAAATTCTGCATATTATCAAATGCTGCTGTAAGCCACTTAACCTTTGACACCGAGAGATCCTGCGTGATATAATCATCACTCGACAGGAATGTCCTAAATGCTGCTTCTGTTTTTCCCTTTTTGAGCTTCGAGACCTCAAAGAAATTCAGAAGCAGTATTTTGCTATCTTCCACAAGTTCGGCCGTAACCATATGCTTTATCCCAGGCATTCTGTCAGCCATTTCTACCATTTCCGGAGTAGCTTCCATTCTTGGTATGGCAGATAATTTTCTCTTTTCCATTATGCATGCCTCCTTATAACCCCATCATGGAGAATAAATCCATCTGTCCCTCGAGCTCATTTGATTTTTTCTTAGGTGCTTCTTTTTTCTCAGCCTTCTTCGGTTCAGTGACAGTAGATTTCTTTTCCGTAGCTTTTTCCTCTTTCTTGTTTTTCTTTGCCTTTTCCTGCGCACGCTTTGCCGCCGCATCCAACTTTTTAGATTCTTCTTTCTGTTTCTTCTCCCTTGCTTTCTTTTCTTCCTCTGCCTTATCGTCCTTGTGGTAATAGTCCTCGGCCCATTCATAAACCACATCATCAAGGACTGCACAGCTACTACCTTTCGCCTGCTTTCTTGCCTGCTCGTAAATGTATTTGTAGCATTTCTCCCAAGTCTTGTGATCCTGGCATACATCCGAAGCAAGGCTTTCTGATTCCCTGCACCTTTCAATCAGATGTTTGATTATTGGATCTGCAAATGACTTATCCTTAGCTTTTTTCAACTCCTCCTGTAACTTCGTAACTGCTCCAACAACTCCGATATAAACAGAACTGTTATTATTTTCTTTCGCAGCTTCAATTTCCTCTGGTGTAGGTGCTGGGATTCCTTCCACAATTTCTTTAAGACTTGCTGTTCCCATCGGGACCGTATCATCTGCATCTATATCATCATTAACCGCCTGTTCAAATGCCTGCTGTTCGATGTTTGAAATAACCTTTCCCATTTCCGACTGCGGCTCGGATGCCGAAAAATCCATAGCCTCATATTCTTCTTTTAATCTGTCATTCTCTATATCAAACAATGTGTTACCGTCAGCGTCATAGAATGCGGTTACTTTCTCTCTCTTTAATATCTTGTAGGTAGTATTCCCTACCTCAACTTCGCTCTTGCTATCCTCCGAAGAATATCCGTTTTCCAGATACTCAAGAACAGCTTTGCTCCATTCGTGTTCGTAATCTTGATTATCTCCTAATGCGTAGTGCATTACATTTCTACCTGTTTCCATAGGCTTCCTCCTTTTTATCGAAATCGAAAAACATATAAAAGTGCTCTTTTTCCACTGTTTTTTCGGTGGTTGCAGTTCCACCAAGACCGCCCATTGACTGGAACAATCTTCTCCATGTCCATATTTGATTTTGAAACATTGGCATATACCAGAGTTCCTGTCCCTCTTTTTCATTAGGGAACAGTACATGCCCCGTCAAAGGATTTGTAATCGTATCTGCTATACACACATATCCTGCACACCCCAAAAGTGAAAGCTGTATGTAACACATCATCCCGGGTATTCTGTCTATGTCCTGTGCAACAAAAACCACATGATTTTGAAAATTATGTTTACACTTTTTCATGGTATTTGCGGCAGCTATCAATGTTGCTCCTGCTCCACAAGCCGGATCGCAAATGGATAAGTAGCCTTGCTTTTCTATATGGCTGTCAACATCCTCACAGGTTATCTCAGACATCATCTTGCATACACAGTAGGGTGTAAAAAACTGCCCTTTCCAGTGATTTCCAAGATTTAGCTGCATATACATTTCTCCAAGGAAATCCTGTTCCGGATTTCTTTCCAGGGCTTCAACAATGATTGCAAGCATTTTTGCAGGAATCTCTACAGAACCAAGTCTCTCTATGCATTGTGCATATTCTTTTTCTCTGCTCTCATAATGCTCCGGGCTTCTGTCTGCCACATTACTTATTGAGCACGCTATAGCTGCCATCAAATCTGCCCAAACCTGCCAAGAGCTTCGTGAATAGCAGAGTTTATGAAATTCATTTAAGAATTCTTTTTCAGTTCCCTGTATTGCTTCACTCTGCTTCACCACCTAAAATCTTCCTCCTTATTTCTTCAAATTTGCGAGCCCTTTCTTCTCGCTGTTCCTCTGTGATCAGTTTAGGTTCTGGTTCTTTCTCCTGTTCTATCCTTACAGGCTCTT